GTCAAGATAAACATTGTTAGATATACCACCTTGAGCACCCCCAAAATGAAATTGACTTGTAGAATTGTAGTAGGCAGTTAAAGGAACTCCAACGCTTGGACTTGCAGTTCCTATTCCTACGTTTCCTGCTATGTCAATACGCATTCTTTCATTTGAGCCTCCATTTGTTACAAAGGCTAACGCTTGGTTAGTTGCTGAGCCAATAGTATTAACACCTCCGTCACTCTCCACATCAATATTAATACCATAGCCACCATTATTGTGAAATTCAGCTACTCTACCACTAGCGTCTGACCTGCGGACATCAAGGGGTGCGGTGGGGCTTGTATGCCCTATGCCTACATTACCTCCGTTTAACCAAGAATTTCCTTCTGTATCAAACCTAAAACTTTCTGTGCTACCATTAAACAAAGAAAACAATCCTTTATCTAAATTTGCTCCAGTACCTCTTGGTTGTATTCGGGCTATTTTAAAGTCGGCTGACTGTAAGAAAAAATCTGCACCATCGCCTTGAATGTCTAATTTAGCATCTGGACTAGTAGTGCCTATTCCTAGCCTTGCAGTACTTGCATCCCAATATAACGCTTGATTTTCTGAAGTATCAAAAAACGATATGTCCCCTCCGCTAGTTATTCTTAATCTTTCGTTTGCAGGATGTGCAAAGGTATTATGGCCTGTGTAAAACTTCATCCCTATATTCTCTGCCGAGAAAAGTATAGTGTCGCCACCATCATAGCCAATTTTGGTTCTATTACCTGCAATAGCAATGTTAGTAGATGCATTTGCAGCACCTATTTGTAGGTTGCCCTCATTAGGGCTTGTAGTACCTATTCCAACTGCATTATTAGAAGAATCAACATAAAGCGTGTTAGTATCTACTGTTAAATTACCTTGAATGGTTACGTTGTTTTCTAGCTTACTTGAAACTACACCACCATCTTTTATCCTTAATGCATCGGTGTTTATTTCTAAAGTACTGCCGTCAACGTTTACAGATAAAGTAACAGCACCTGTGGTAGAAGTTCCTGCAAGCCCATCACCAGCAGTTATTGAGTTTACCTCTCCGCTTGTTTCATCATTATATAGTTCAGTAAAATTGTCATTTACTTTATCAAAGGCACTACGCAACTGATCACCCGTGCCATCGTTTGCAGTAGTCCCTATATTGATTGTTTGTTTAGCCATTTTTTATATATTAGTATTGTGTTGCACCTGCTCTATATTGTGTTGTGTCTGCTGTTTCTTTTGTTGTGTCAGTTGTAAAAAAACTACCATCAGCATCAAACGGATAAACACAACCCCAGCCATTTGTAGCATTTACTTCGCCAAACCAAGATGAACTATATATTATTCCAAACATTCTGGTTGACTATCTATTTGAATTGATAATAAATTTGCCGAATCACCAAAATAGGAAACGCAATATATTTCACCCCAATTAATAGTATTTGCCATAATATATCAATAACTTTTTTGTGTTTTTGTTATATGTATTTTTTTAAGGTAATTTTTCAACCTTTCAATATTATAACTTTTTGGTTTGTATGATTTTTTTATAGCACCCATCCTTCAAAAGATGCATCCTTATCAGGGTAAACATCGTCATTAGTGTTAGTATAATATTTTGGAAATTTACTTGAGGCATTAAAAGACATATATTCAATAAACCTTTCAGTATAGTATTGTGCAATATTTCGTTCTTTTTCTATTAAAAAATCTATTTCGTTTTTATCTACGTTTTGTGCGTTTTCACTACTGTGTTTAAATACGCCCTTATTAGCTATTGTATAAGCTGCAAAGGGTAAGTATTCAACCATTGCCCAATGTATCAGCATAGGCTTTATATAGGTCGTTACAAGTGCTAAATTATCCCCAGCTAAACTACTGCCTTCTATGTGTCCTTGTAAATCTTCAAATAAGTCAGTACCTAAATAGTTTTGTATGTGTATGTCTTGGGCTATTTTTATAAATTGTATAAACTTGTCCGTGTCCACATTACCATTTACAGCAGTAAACTTTACTAAATCTTTTCGTGTTATGAATAATCCTTCTGCCATATCTTATTTATTTACAAAGCCTTGATTCGGCATATCTACAGGTCGTTTAGCAACCTTTTTGTCGTTTGTTTCTGGTTTAAAACCATCTTTTTTAGCTTGATTTACACTAACCTCTGCATTAGGGTTACCCACATCAGGTTTAATATCTTCTGACTTTGCTTTGTAGGTTTTACGCATCCAAAAATGATGACAAGCACCTCCGCCTTTATAGAACCAAATATCATAAGTAGCAGCACCGTTTAAACCCCACCCTGCATTTACTGCTAATTGGCTCATTTGCATAATATCTTCTTTGCGATATATTTTTTTAGCAGCTACCATCTTCTTGCAAAACTCCCTACTGTTAGCTTGTGTTTTTAATGGTGCATATTGGTAACGTACCCTAAACTGTACACCTTGTTTATTTTCACCATCTTGTTCACTTCCTGCATTTGGTCTTGCACTACCTGTACTTGCTAAACCTATCATTTTGTCTAACGCTTCTTCTTGGTCATAATCCACCTCACGTTCATCTACTAAATCCCATTCGTCAAGGTTTTCATCTTCGCCAAACTCATCCAGCAAATCATACATCTTGTCATCATCAAAGTCAGGCTCTTGTTTAGCCATTTTAACACCTGTTTCTTCTTCCCTTGTTTCGTCTGTGATGGCATTGTCAGTTTCTATAAATTCAAGCGGTTGTAGTGTCTTAAAATACAATTTAAGGCTAATACCGTTTACCGCAAGTATATCGTCAATAGAATCAATTATTAGATTTTGGTAAGGTTTAATAGTTACGTTGTGAAACAATAAAGAAGCTGTACGTATTTCGTCAGCATTATTACCTAAACCATTGTTACCATCCCTAATACCTAAAAGTAAAGGGGAGGTAATTCTGTGTGCAACCATTAACTTGCCTGTACATTCGTTAGATAAGTATTCGTAATGCTGTGGTGCATCTGTTAAAGGTATGTCATCAATAGATGTTTTGCTTTCTGCATTGTTGTTAAATGCTATTATTACTTTTTCACCTCTTGCACCTGTCAGCTTGTTCATTACATCAGACTTAATCTGAAGTTGTTTATCCCTGTCAGGCACACCGTTATTAAAGTTGACTACCTTCGTTCCACTAAAACCATTCTGTACATCATTTATTAAATAGTCGCTTATTTCACATTCAAGGTCAGCGTAAGCTAATCCGCCTTGATAATCCACAGGGCAGTAATAATCGTACCCAGAAACATATTTTTTGACAATTTTAATTTCTGGTTCTTTACCGTTGCCAAATCCAAAAGCTGCAATGCGTTTAGGCTTGTCATTTGGTTTAATTTTTGACCAATCGTGGAAGTAATAGTACCCTTCTATTTCGCCATCTTCGTTACATTTTTCTGCACGTAGTGTTTGACGTGGAAAGTGTTCTGCACGTTTTACTTGACCGTCTTGGTATAATACTTGGAAACTTGCTTCGCCTAATAGTTTTAAATCAAGTGCTATTTTTTGCAGACATTTGTCGTGAAATATAGACCTTAAAGCTGCGTATTCATCTGTTTTGGTGCTACTGTCTAACGCATCTAAACCTTTACCGTATATGTTTTGACTAACTGCATTTATAATAGCATTGTTTGTGGTTGAATTGGTAAACAGTTTTATTAAATAAGAATAGTAGTCGTTATCTTCACCGTAGTTTACCCAATCACGCTTTTTATCTTCTGTGATTTGTGGTTTATTATAAGACGATAAATTTATTATGTGTAAGTTTTCCATTATGCAAATATAAAGTCGTTTGTTGTATCGTTAGATGTGTATTGACTGTTGTTTACTGTGTAATCTGCTACTGTTTGGTTAGTGCAGAATATTTTATCTTTAAATACAACATCAGTTCCTGCTTTAATTGTAAGCATATAAAAGTTATCTTGTTTTAAACCAAAAGCTGCATTGTACCTATTGTAGTACAACACTTCTGATACAGCAGTTGTGTTTTGATTGTAAACCGTTGTGTTGGTTTGTTCGTTTACTATTGATACATTATAGGTCGTGCCTGTTGTAAAACTTCTTGGAATAAAATCAAGGTTTTGGGCTGATCCTGTTTCTTGTAGTATAATCATATATATACAATAAAAAAACTTAAATTTTGTTATTTATAAAGCAAAAAAAAAGGCAACATTTCTGCTGCCCTTTTAGTTAAGATTAGTACTTGTGTTTGTCAGGTCTATTGTAGTCAGGCGTTATTTCTATTACGTGACCACCA